GTCCCCGCCGCGACGGTCGGCGGCGGCCTGTGGGGTCCTGAACGGCCGATCGCGCGGGCTGACGTGGACGCGTTCCGCGCCGGATCGCAGAACCTCTATGACCAGGCGTCGCTGCTCGCCGGCAGCCGGGGCCTGTTTGAGCCGGGAGGCACCCCCGGCGGTCAGGTCGCGCTGCCGGCGCGACGTCGTCTGGCCAACCCGCCGCCCGCCCGTGGCCTGCTCGGCGGCGCCACCGAGCCGCTGCCGGACCTGCCCACCCCGCCGCCGGCGGCGGGGTCGAACAACCCGCCGTCGCTGCTGGGTGACGCGGTCGTGCCGGCGCCGGGCGCGGCCGATCGGATCTCGACGCGCATACCCTGGGCCAAGGGCCAGACGGGTGATCCGCACGCCTCCGCCGACCTGACGGTGGGGATCGACAGCTCCCGCGCGTCCGGTGACGCCTACGTGAAGAACGCCAGGTTCATCGACGGCTATTCCGACATCCCCACGGCGGGCCTGGCGGACGACCCCGAGGCGCTGCACCAGGCGCTGATCTCGCACGCCAGGGACAATCTGCTGTTCCTGCACGATTCCATTCCCGCCGAGATCCGCGAACAGTCGAAGCTCTGGTATGACGGCGCCAACAACATCGCTCAGCGGTGGGCCGACCAGTATGGCATCTCGCCGCGCCAGGCCGCCGGCACGCTCGCCGCCCTGTCGCCGCAGAAAGACTGGTTCCAGAACGTCAGCCTGGCGAAGCGGCTGCTCGATATCCGTCAGGGCCAGGGCGCCACGATCGCGACGCCTGAGATGCGGCCGTGGTTCGATCGTTTCGTCAACTCGCAGAAGGACCCCAACGACGCCACGGCCTATCGGGCGCATATCGACGGTTTCGAGGGCAAACCGCTGTCGGAAATCAGCGATCCCGAGGCGCAGGCGCTGTGGATGCGGGCGTTTGATGAGGCGCACAACCCGCGCGGGTATGATGTCGTCACGCCACAGGGCGATTTCGCCGGTCCCGCGCTCAACAAGGACGGCTCGTCGCGCAAGGTGGGCTGGGGGTCGCTCGGCGAGATCTCCAAGGCGCTCGGCACGCTTCAGGAGGACAGCACGGCCAACATCAGCCAGCTGATGGGCGCCAATCACAAGGTGCGGAACTTCTACAATAACATTATTTCGCCAAACAGCTTAAATGGAGACGTGACGATCGACACGCACGCCATCGCGGCGGCGCATCTGCGTCCGCTCGCCGGTGGCGATAACGAGGTGAAGATCGGGCTGGGACTAAGCCCTGGCTCGGGGAACGCCGCGACCGGTTCGAAGGGTCTTTATGGCGCCTACGCCGAGGCTTATCGGCAGGCGGCGGCGCGGCTCGGCATTCTGCCGCGCGAGCTGCAGTCGATCACCTGGGAGGGCGTCCGGGGCCTCTATTCGGACGTGCAGAAGCGTAACAAGCCGTTCACCGACACCATCAACGGATTTTGGAACCAACACGGCAATGGAGAGATCAGTGCCAACGACGCGAGGGACGCCAGCGTCCGAGCAGCTGGAGGAATTGACCCGCCTGAGTGGTGGCGACCCGGTTCTTAAGGGGTTGCTGGCCCGTGGCGGGCCGGTCACGCGCGAGCGTTACATCAACAACGCCTATGGCGCCGACGTGCCCGACCCGTGGACGGCGGAGCATGAGCTGGAGATCCCCGGGCCGCTGCAGGATCATACCAAGGTCACCGGCTGATGTCTGAAAGCACGGGCGCACCGGCCGGCGCACCGGCCCCCGCCGCCCCGGCGGAGTCCAGCCCGGCGCCGATCACCCAGACACCGATCTCCGTCTCCGACGCGGCGCGCATCATGGCGCAGCGCTCGCGCGAGGCGGCGGGCGCGGCGGCGGCACCCACGCCGGTTGACACCGCCCGGCGGCCGTCGGCCAATGAAATGCGGGCGGCGCCGGCAAACCCCTCCGCCGCTCCCGCGCCGCCAGCTCCGGTTCAGCAGGCCCCACCCGCACCAGCCGGGCTGGCGGCGATGGAGGCGGCCCTCGGGCTGCCCGGCGGCGGCCCGCCGCCCGGGGCGTCACCAGAGTCCACACCATCGCCCCCGTCCGACCCGATGGGCGGCGTCGAGATCGACGGTCGCCGCTACACGACGGCGGAACTGCGCGAACAGGTGCTGAAAGCCGCCGACTACACCCGGAAGACCCAGGAGCTGGCGGCGCAGCGGCAGACGTTTGAGCAGCAGGCGGCCCAGGTGCGGGCGCAGCAGCAGGCGCTGGCCACGGTGCTGCCGCTGATCCAGCCCGAGCTGGCCAGACTGGCGGAAACCGTTCAGCAGCCGGTCGCGCGGCCGGATCTGGCGCTGCTGGAGACGAACCCGCAGCAATACCTGCGCGAGCAGGCGGCGTTCGAACACGCGGTCGCCGAGCAGCAGCGGCTGGCCTCGCTGAACGGCGTGCAGGCCGAGGCGCAGGCCCGCGCGCTCGAGCAACAGGTGGCCGCCGGCAACGAGCAGCTGTCCCGCGAGCTGCCGTTCTGGGGCGATCCGCAGCAGCGGCTGGCGGTGCAGCAGCAGATCGTCGAATGGGCGACGACGAAGGGCGGCTATTCCCGTGACGAGCTGCGCGGCCTCGCCTCCCCGCACCATCTCAAGGCGATGATGAAAGCGGCCTTGTTCGACCGTTGGGTGGACAGCGCCAAATCAGCGGCACCGCGTGAAACCGTCGCGGTGGCGCGTGGCATGGCCCCACCCCCGGCCCCGTCCGAGCGGGTGCAGGCAGCCACGGCGGCGTTTGAGGCGAAAGCCGATTTCCGCACCGGCGCGGCCTTGTTGGCGGCGCGTCGCGCGGCGACGAACGGTCAGGCGCGTTAGCGTCGCCGGCGCGCTGAGCGCCGGCGACGGGACGGTTATCGCGGCTGCGGGACGGGCGGCAGCCCCTGGTCGGGGTATACCGGTGACGACGGCAGTCCCTGGTCGGGGTATGGCTGGTTACCTGGCAGCCCCTGGTCCGGGTGCGGCTGGCTGCCCGGCAGATCGTGGCCCGGGCTGAGCGACGGGTCGACCACGGTATAGCCGATCACCTGCAGCCCGCCGGCCGCGCTGATCGCGCAGATCGCGACGAGGAGCTTTTGCGACGGCAGGCCATGGTCGGGGCGGCCGTGCCCCGGCAGCCCCTGGTCGGGATGCCCGTGGACCGGCGGCAACCCCTGGTCGGGCCGCTCGGGCCGCACCGGCGGCCAGATGCTGCCCGGGGGCATTCCGAAATCCGGTGGCAGCGGCGTCGGCGGCCAGATGCCGACCGGCGGTGGCCAGATCCCCGGCGGCGGTGGTGGCATCACGATGGGGTGGCCGGGGGTCCCGGGCGGTGTCGGGAGCGTGTTGTCGGGTCCACCGGGGACGACGATGTAGCTGCCGGCGGGGACGGGGAAGGAGGAGGCCATGGCGGTCCTTTCAGGTTGAAAGCGCACCCGGTCTGGCATGTTCGCGCCGCTTTGTCGCGATCCCCTCTGGACAAAAAGTGGTGGATGTCTCGATAGTGACACCGTCGCCCGATGGAGTCCCAACGGACCAACCGGAGAGCGGGCCGTGCCGTCGCCTGGATGATCACGCGCCGCCGGGAGTCCTCGGGACCAACCCGGCATCAGCCGTGACCGACCCATCGCGAAACCCATGATCTGGTTTCACCGCGTGAAACGCCCTCGACCGGCGTTCCTTCACGCATGCGATGGAGTAACGAGCAAATGGCTCTTGGCTCACAGGGCGCCGCGCCAGCCAATACTTATATGGAAACCGCCGCCGTCGGGGTGCGTGAAGATCTCGCTGATGTGATCTATAGAATAGATCCAGAAGAATGCCCCCTTGTTAGTGCCTGTTCTCGGGTTTCCGCGAACCAGGTGCTTACCGAGTGGCTGGTTCAGGAGCTGAACGCAGCCTCCGATAACGCTCAGCCCGAGGGCTTCACCGCGTCCATGCAGGCGGTCGTCAAGCCCGTCAGGCTGAATAATGTTTGCCAGATCATGGCCCGCACGGTGGGCGTGTCGAACACGCTCCGCAGCGTCGACATGGTCGGCGGCGAGGACGAGTACAACCGCCAGCTCGTGTTGCGCGGCATGGAGATCAAGCGCGACCTTGAGCTTGCCATCACGTCGCCGCTGGTCCGCACGATCACCGATCCGCGTCATATGTCGGGGCTGCCCTGTTACATCATCAACGGCTCGCGTGGCGCCGGCGCCGGCGCGATGCCGGTCGGTGACGGTTCCAACGCCGGCACGGCGGGGACACTGCGCGATCTGACGCTGGCGATGGTCGACGCGGCCACGCAGCAGTGCTGGCAGGCCGGCGGCAAGCCGACGCTCGGCATCATGTCCGGCAACGTGAAAGCGTATTTCTCGACACTTTCGCAAGGCGGCACGGGCAACGCGGTGGTGGCGCAGAACATCCAGAACGTCACCAGCGCCGAGTCCGTGACGATCATGGGCGCGGTGGACGTGTATCGGACCAATTTCGGAACGATCCAGCTGGCCCCCGATCGGTTCTGCCCGGCGCATCAGATCCTGCTGGTGTCGACGGATTACGTCGAACTGGCGCCGCTGCCGGGACGTGACATCGTGCAGCAGGACTACGCGGTCACCGGCGACAACAGCCAGGGCGGCGTGGTGTTCGAAGGCTGCATCAGGCCGACCGCGCCGAAATCGCACGCCTGGATCGCGGATCTGAACCAGTAGCATGGGCGCGCTGCTTTATGAGCGGTTCGACCCGGTCACCGGTCGCTATACCGAGATCGAAACGGACGCCGAGGCCGGGCTGCTGATCACCCACAGCCAGGACACCCGTCCGATCGTGGAAAGCGCCAGGACGATCGCGGCGAACTTCGATCCGCTCGTGCGTCGCGACACGATCCATGTCGCGCGCATCCCGGTGGTGATCTGGCGACAGCTGCAGAAGCTCGGGATCGCGCAGGACGAAAAGCGGCTGAACGCGTGGCTGAACGAGCGAGATAATTCCGTATTCAGAACGGACGACAGGAGTGTACTCTGATGGCTCTCGCGACAACCTCGACCCCGACCTCGGCGCCGGGCATGGCGCCCACCCCGGGTGTCGCCATGCAGTCCCCGGCGCCGCTGCCCTCGACCAGTACGGCACCGCTGCCGCCGACGCTCCATGACGATATCGACCCGGTGCTGTTGCTGCGGCTCTACCCCGACAGCAGCGGCGAGGAAGCCCGCGCCGCCGCCATCGCGGCCGGCGAGGAGCGCGCCGCGCAAAGCGAGGACGTGATCGCCTCGCAGAACGAACCGGTGGTCATCGAGGGTGACGGCAGCACCCCCGAGGAGCGCGATGCCCGGGCGCGCGAGGCCAGGACCCGCCCCGCGGCTGGCGCCAGGGCGGCGAGGCCGGGGGTGAACAACCCGCCCAACATGGTGACCCCCGGGGCGCCGCAGCCGCCATACCCGCCCTCGCAGCCGTTGCAGCAGACACAGTACTCGCAGCAGCAGTCGCAGCAGTCGCAGCAGTCGCCCCGGCAGCGGTAATCCCATCGCTTGGCCTCCTACCAGCAGCTGCAGGACGATGTCGCGGGCTGGCTGAACCGCCGCGACATCGCGTCCCGTATCCCCGCCTGGGTCCTCATGGTCGAGACGGAGATCGCCGAGACGTTGCGCGCCCGTTGCATGGTCACGTCGGGCATCCAGCCGATCGACGCGCCCTACATCACGCTGCCGGTTGACTTCGCGCAGATGGAAAGCATCCGCGACGCGACGTCGGGTGAGCTGCTGGAGCTGAAGGATGAGTGGTCGGGGCACTGGACCTCGCCCTACAGCGACGCGTGGCGCGACGGCGCGCTGGTGGTCACCACGCGGGCCTGCACGCAGTATCGTCTGGTGCATGATTGCATCGAGTTCCTGCCGCATCCGGTGATTCCCGATCCGCCCGACCCGGCATGGAAACCGCAACAGGTGCTGATGGGCTGGTATGCGAAGCCGAAACCGCTGCTGCTGCCGTCCGATACCAATTCGGTGCTGGAGAACCTCTACGCGGTCTATCTGTTCGGCGTGTGCAAATATGGCGCGATGTTTGAACTGGACGACGATCGCGCGCAGCAGATGGACGCGGCGTGGCAGCAGACGGTGACAAGGGCGAACCTTTGGAAGCAACAATCAGACTACGGCGGCGCGCCGTTGCGGGCTGAGCTGGTGAGCTTCTGATGCCCATCGTCCTCACCCGCGCCAGCAAGCAGGAAGCCCGCTACAAGGCGCTGGGCGGGGTCGAGCATTGTTCCCGTTGCCGGTTCTTCATGCCGCAGGGCACCTGCGGGCGCATCATCGGGCCGGTTTCGCCGGAAGGCTGGTGCAGGTTCTATTCGCGCGAGATGGTGCAGCGGTGGTCCAATCCCGGCTATGCCGGCGGCGGGGCCGCGCCGCCGACGCAGGATTTCGACTTCACGCAAGGCGTCATGCCGCCCGCTATCACGTTCACGCGCGGCTCGTCAGCCACGTATTTTGATAACGCCGGGGTAATGCGGACGGCCGGTAACGGCGTGCCCAGGTTCGATTACGACCCCGGAACACTGGTGCTGCGTGGTCTGCTGATGGAAGAGCCGCGCACCAACTCAATTCGCAACTCAATGATGACCGGCGCGGTCCCAGGCTCGCCCGGCACGCTGCCGACGAACTGGGGCCTGCAGCAGACCGGCGGACTGACATGGAGCGTGATCGGCACGGGCGTCGAGTCCGGTATCACGTATATCGACGTGCGCCTGACCGGAACGACGACGAATAACACGCCGTCGTTCATTCATTTCGAGCCGAATACGACGCCGTGGGCCGCGTCGGTCGGTCAGATCTGGGCTTCAAGCTTCTACGTTCGTCTGGTCGGCGGATCGCTGTCGGGCCTGACCCAGATGTCGCCGCTGCTGTTCGAAACGCCATCCAACGCGCAACATGCCTCGCCCCCGGTCTGGCCGACCAACGCGCCGCTGAACGTGCAGCGCGTGTCGCTGAACTACACGCTGGCGACGGCGGGCACGACGGGTGCGTCCCTGTCGTTCAAGGTCAACGTGACGGGCAGCGGGGTCGCGGTCGACGCGACGTTTCGCATCGGCGCCCCGCAGGCGGAGCTGGGCCAGTCACCGAGTAGCTTCATCGCGACGACGAACGGCGTGGTGACGCGACCGCAGGATGTCGCCGCCGTGCCGGCCGGCGCGTGGCTCAGCCCGACGACGCACACGCTGGAAGCGGACTATCAGGTGCCGTTCGCGTCGCTGACAGCGGGCGTGACGAACGCCGCCGCCGCGCTGGACGATGGAACATTCAGCAATCAATATGTCTTGCGCTGCGCCCCGGGCGGCCAGATGGTCGCGGCGGCGTTTTCCGCGAACGCGCTGGTCAGCAACATGGTTGGCGCCGCTTATTACGCCAACGTCACGCAGAAGCTCATCAGCACGTTCGACAGCGCGGGCCTCGCCGGAACCGGCGTCGTGAACGGAGCCACTCCCGCTCCGTTCACCTTCACCGCCGCGCCGATCGGGCTTTCGCGGCTCGTCATCGGCTCTGGCCGCTCGAGCGTGCTGAACGGCTGGGTGCGCCGCGTGCGCTACTGGCCACGGTTGCTTTCGAACGCGGAACTGGTTCAGGCGACCCCGGGTGAAGCCTACACGGTGGATTTCACCATCAACGGCGAGATCCCCCCGGGGATCAACACGACGCGAAACTCAATCGCGTCGTATTTCGACAGCACCGGAACGATGCAGACCGTGCCGGTCCATACACCGCGCCAGGACTTCGATCCGACAACGCTGGCGATGCGCGGTCTGCTCGTGGAGGAGACGCGGACCAACAGCATCCTCAACAGCACGATGGTCGGCGTCGTCGCGGGCACGCCGGGCACTGATCCCACCGGATGGACCGTGGGCGTTGGTGGCACCGGTCTGACGAGACAGATCGTCGGCACCGGTGTCGATCGCGGTATCGCCTACGTGGACTATCGTTTCACCGCCCCAACAACGGTGGCGGGGAACATGACGTTTGTCTTCACGGGCGCGCAGGCCGCCGGGGTCGCGGCGGCGGCGGGCCAGGTGTGGACGCAATCGCTCTATATCGCCCTGGCCGGCGGCACGATGCCGCCAAACACGGGAGCGCTGCACCGGCTGAACCAGTGGGATGCGACGCCCGCCAATCTCGGCGCGATCACCGGCCCGGGCGCGTCAATCCCGACGACGGCGCCGCTCGCCACGCAACGTCAGCGCGGCGTGTTCCCGGCGCTGGCGGCGAACTGCGCGTGGATACAGCCGTTCTGGTTGCTGGGCATCGCCGCTTCCGCGTCGCCCGTTGATTTCACGCTCCGCGTCGGCGCGCCGCAGCTGGAACTCGGTGCGTTCGCGACGTCGTTCATTCCGACGACGAACGCCACGGTCACCCGGATCAACGACATCGTCACTTACACAAACGCGCCGATCAACGCCGCCGCCGGGTCGCTCGTGGCGGAGGTGTTCCTGCCGCAGGTGCCGACAGCGAACAACAACATCGAGTTCGCGTTCATCGACCAGGGTTCTACGACCGATTGCATGGGCCTGCGTCAGGCCGGCTTCGCTGGTCAGGCGACGATCACCTTCTGGGTCGGTAACGTGAACCAGATGTCGCAGAGCATGGGCACCGCGCTCAACGCCAACGCGGTCAACAAGGTCGGTCTGACCTATGATCGGACCAGTCTGGCGGTCACCGGCTCATCGAATGGCTCGGCGCCGATCGCCGGCACGTCAGCCGCGTTGCCGTCACCCACGCGGATGACGTTCGGCTCGGGACGGAACACTCTCATCAACGGCCATGTCCGTAAGATCACGTACTGGCCACGCGCGTTGACCGACGCCGAGTTGCGACAGGCGACGACATGAGCGAGGACGTCTGATGCCCGGCAGCGCCACCTCCTACCTGCGTCAGATGGTGCTTGGGCACACGCTCGGCTTCCTCGGCTACGCGATGCCGCAACCGGCCTTCGTCGGGCTTTGCACGACCGCCCCGAGCGGCACGGCGACCGGCGTCGAGGTTGTCGGCGGCGGCTACACGCGCCAACAGGGTGCCTACGGCATGGTAGCCGGGCGCAACGATCTGGCGGCCAACACGGCGACGATCGAATGGGCGCCGGCGACGGCGACCTGGGGCGTGATCGGCTGGTTTGAGCTGTGGGACGCGCTGACCGGCGGTAACCGGCTCTATTGGGGGCCTCTGGTCGATCCGGTCGACGGCGTGACGCCGATCACCCGGCAGATCCTGACGGGTGACATTATGCGGATGTCCGCCGGCGCGCTGATCGTCCAGGCGATCTGACGTGGCGACGACGCCGCGTCCCTACGGCACCGGGCCTTACGGCATCGGTGTCTACGAACGCTATCTGGGCACGCTTTACGATGTCGGCGGCGCCAGTCAGATACAGCTGCAGGCGAAACTGGCGGCGCATCGGGTCTATCGGGCGCGTGCCGCCAGCCAGATCGTGTTCGGGGCGCATTCGGTGCTGCTGCGCCTGGTGCTGGCACGGGGCGCCACCGGGGTGACGTTCACATCCCAGGCGGCGGTGGCACGGGTCAGGATAGTGCATCCGGTGACACAAATCGAGTTCGTCGTGTCCACCGTCGCGCTGGAGAACTGGACCGCCCTGGCGGTTTGCGCCGCCGGCGGCTGGGGGCCGCCGCCTGACTGTGAAACAGGGACGTGGGGACAGGCGGCATGAGCGGCACTGATTACACCCTGACACCGAATTATGGCCTGTTCAAACCGGTCCCCGGCATGGACGCCGATGTCTGGGGCGGCCACTGGAATCAGAACGCCGACAAGCTCGATACGACAATGAAAGGTTTCCTGCCGCTGGCCGGCGGCACGATGCTCGGCGACCTGATCCTGAACAGAGATCCGACCCTCGCGTTGGGCGCGGCGACGAAACAATACGTTGATAATACGTTTATCACCCCGGCGACGGGAGACGCCCGCTGGGTGAACGTGACCGGCGACACGATGACCGGCGACCTGATCCTGAACGCGAACCCGACCATCGCGTTGCAGGCGGCGACGAAGTCTTATGTCGACACCAACACGATCACGCCGGCGGCGGGTGATGCCCGTTGGGTAAACACGACCGGCGACACGATGACCGGCCCGCTGAGTATCGTCAACTCGCTGGCGATCAACGCGGCGGCCGGGAGCTGGTCGAGCCTCACCATGACGCGCGTGTCCGGCCAGGGCGCGCAGATCGCCGGCTACACCGGATCAAATCCGCGCTGGGCCATGACTCTCTGCGACGCGACGGTGGAGGGCGGCGGCAACGCCGGGTCGAATTTCAACATTAGTCGTTTCGATGACGCGGGCAATTATCTTGGCTCGCCGCTCTCCATTACACGCTCGACCGGCGTCGTGAACATCGCGCAGGCGCTGGGCGTGGGCGGCGCGCTGACTGTCAACGGTCTTGTCGGCGTCAACAACAACATCCTGGCGCAGAATGGCGGCGGCAACGCTTTCATCGGTTCGCACCATGTCGGCAACAGCGCCGTCGGGATGTGGAACGCCAACAATGTCCTGTATTTCGGTAACGCTGACGCCGCCGGGGTCGCTCAGGCGCCACAGCGCGCGTATCTCGACGCGGGCGGGTCGCTGAACATCAGCGGCAACTTAGTCAGCCAGGGCTACATCATGAACGCCGGCGGCGTCATGTATGTCGCCGGGAACTACAACTATTACATGGGCCGCGACAACACCAACGGCCTGTGGCGGATCGTCGACAACGGAAACGTCCTGTCGAGCATGGACGCCAACGGCGCCATGACGTTCGCGGGAACAGTCATGGCCGGGGGCGGGATTTATCCCGACAACAGCGGTCAGTGGACTTTGTATAACGACGGGAACAGCAACCGCGTTTTCAGATGGCAGGGCGGCTATCTTCACAGCTGGAGCGCCACCAGCGGCGCGCTGTCCTACTTTGTTCCGCTGGGTAATCAATGGTATTTCCCCAACGACGGGTCGGGGATCAACTGGATCGCGTGGGTCGGTGGCGTCGGCCCTTATCGCGACGTCTCCGATGAGCGAACCAAGACCGACATCGCCCCGGCCGGGCACGGCCTCGACGCGGTCCTCGCGCTTCAGCCGATCCTGTTCCGCAGATGGTTCCAGGGGAAGAAGGATTACGCCGATCGCGTGGAACTCGGCTTCGGCGCGCGACAGGTGCGTGATGTGCTGCCCGAGGCGGTGACCGAGGTCGCGCGTTCACCGCGACAATGGGACGCGCCCGGCACGCCCGTCAGCGGCGATCCGATCCTCGCCGTCGCGCTCACGCCGATCGTCGCGGCGGTGGTCAACGCGGTCAAAACACTGCACGCGCGCCTTGACGTGATCGAAACGAAGGGAGCCGCCTGATGCCGGACACGATGACCGTCGAGGCCCCCGTCCCGCCCCGG